GCCCATCTAATTCCCTCACATCGTTATGAATTGGCACATCAGGCCAATGTTTTTGCAATACTTTTCTAGCGTGTTCATCAAACTCACAAAACGCCACCGTTTCCATTCCTGCAGCCTCAAGCCCTAAGCTGAAGGCACCTATGCCGCTAAATAGGTCTAATACTTTCACGCCTCAAACCTTCCCATTTTCAGCTTATCAATGAAAAACTCCCATATTGCATCCTCACTGATCTCGCATAGGTCATCAGTCAGCGTATCGGTTACTCTGAAATACTGCATTTTTTGCAATACTTCCGCTTGGTCTATGAATCTCTGCCTATCTAGTTCGCTCATGTGTACTAGATTAGCATTTCTAAGCAAATATGCCCTTACTTGTCTTGTTCCTTTGTCCATTACTTATCCCCCATCAAATAAACTTCTCTAGGGTCAATGCGTGTAAAACTTCCATCTCCTGACAGCTTTACAAATCCTTGGCCAAAATGCTTTAAATCATCCCTAGCAGCTTCTAAAGCGTTGCTGCCTGTTGCTATATGCCTCTCTAGCTTTTGTATATGCTCTCTTTGCGTTTGCAAATGGCCTACAATCTCTGAATAAACTTTGTTAGCATTTTCAATCTCTGATTTTAATTTATTAATTTTAATATTGGCCTGTAAAAGCTTTTCTTCAGATTTTGCGTTATAACTCATTACTTATCCCCTCTAGTGTCTAGCTCTTTCTGCAAAAACTCAAAATGACTTATGCATTCTTTTTCATTGTTATCCCCTAATAAATCAAGCTGATGCTCTGTGGTTTCCATGCTCCATTCAGCTACTGAAACCTTTTCACCAAATCGATTAGTCACTTGAATTCGCTTTGTCTCAATATTATGCCCATCCTGTTTAAGCTCAGTAACTCTCGCAGGAAGCTCTAAAATTCCCAAATATTCCCAACCCTGAAGCCTGTTAATGCTCATGCCTTTTTTAAAATAATCTAATAAACGCTCTTTCTGTGTCATTGCTCATCCCTCAATGCTTTTAAATTTGCTTAATGGTTTAATCTTTCCAGTTTCTTCACACTCAGCCATATAATGCAAAACTGTGCGGCCTTTCCTATCGATTTGCTCAATGTAGGTAACAGGCTTTTTTAATCCGTTTTTTGGCGTTGGCTTAAATCCATTCTCAATAACCCTATGAGCGTAGAATGGCTCTCTGTTAACCTTTTTCTTTTCTTGGTTATAGAGACCAGAATCTTCTTTTATTTTTTTTAGCGTCTCGATACCAAATTGACGCGAATCAAATTTATTTACATTATGGACAACACCTGACTTACTCATCGTTATCAACCTTCAGTCTTTTAAACTCATCCATTAAATGACCAAGAGCGTGAGCGCCTTCTTTTTTATGTTGTTCAATCTCATGTATGCCTGGTAAAGATGATGGGAGTCTATCTATTGGAGTTCTCTCAAAAGTCTCATAAAGCTTAAGAAACTCCTTTTTAACCCACGGCATTTGATCGTAAGTTGTCAGACAAAGTTTACGCCAACCACCTAAAGCCTTTACCGCTGCAAGAGCCTGCTTATCTTCAAGGTGCAAAGTTTCATAAGAGCTGCATTTTCTTAACTTCTCATCAATGCAAGCCCAAGCAACCATTGCACGACCTTCTAAATCGGACTTGTTTTCGTCATCACTGCCCTTTATTTGCCTCATAAGATCGGCAGGCTTAGGAAAAAAAGAGCCGTCTTTGCTTGTTGACTTAACATGCTTAGAAAATGCATCGCTAACTTGATCAATAGTTAAATCTTCAAGCGCATTAAAATAAATTCTTAAAAGCGGCTTCGTCACTTCCTTTCCGTAAAGCTCACCAGCCCCAACCATTAAAACTTGAAAGATTTGTTTATCAGATTCATTCATTACCATTCTCCTGTTATGTTTTGAATATTCTGCTGAGTAATCTTGCTTAGACCATTGCTTTCAACTTGCTCTTTTAAAAGCCATTCAGGTTTAAATGACTTCCAACCTCTTGTGCATATCTCAGCCAAAACGTCATCAACTGACCAACCATTTAAAACCATCTCATGCATACCATTAGCCATTCGGTTAATAACGGTTTGAGAGACTTTAGCTTTTACCGCATTCCTGTGTTTAACAAAGTCCTTCCAAACATCATCACTAGCCTTATTCGGCCAAGAAGAAAAATCAAAGGCGCTAGCCTTATTAACTTGGTTATTGGTTATTGGTTTATGGTTAGTGGTTAGTGGTTTATGGTTAGGGTTTAAGTCGCTTTCATTTGGGTTTATTTCGCTTTCATAATTAACCGATTGGGTTTTTTCATTAACCGATTGGGTTTTTTCGGGTTTATTTTTAGAGCCTTTTGGCCTTCCGCCTTTTTTACCGTTTATTGCGTTTGCTTCACATAAGCCAGTATATTCTTGTATCTCTTGTGCAATTCTATTTTGAATATAAACACCATCTTCAAGAATAAAGAATTTAGAAAGTACGAATTTAACCGCCTCTATTTCTTCTGATGTAGAAGCCCAAACCCAATCAATAGCCTGCTCTTCTGTTGGAAATGATTCGCGGTCATATATAGCATCCATGAGAATGGTATAAACGCCATGCTGTAAAAGTGAAAGCCTTCCAGCTTTTTTGTGATAATCGCCTATATTGCGCTTGTAGTAGTGCATATTAGAATCCCGTTGCAATCCTGTTTTGTATCGCGGCAACCCCAACAGGAGGACAAAGGCTTTCAGTGGAGAGAATGGCCGTTCTCTGATTCCACCTAGCCGCATCATTAATAATAACTAATTATCTAACTTATTCAAACGATCAACCGCCGCACCCTTAACCAAAGCCATAAAAAACTTATGCTTGGTCTTATGCCATCTGTGTAGGTTTCGAGTGCTTACGTTTAAATGCTCTGCTAGCTCTTTCAGGCTTTTAAATCCTGCTGCCTTTGCTTCTTCTGCTGGGGTCATGCTGATAGCCTCTCCGCTTCCTTTCTGGCGCTTTTAATATCCTTAAACTTCTCATAGGCTTCTGATTTAGGTTGTGTTTGACCTAAGCCTTTGCAGTAGTAATCATTCCTAAGAATACAGCGACACATCCTGCGCCATGAAGGTGCCCACTGTTTAACCTCTAAGTCATGTGGTGCTTCATCAGGTATCTTGTCATAACCGCGCTTTTTCCATGCAGCAATAAACTTTGTGAATCGCTCTTTATAGTTATCCTGCATTTTTTTTGGAAGTGTTCTAAGCAAGAAATTAGTATAAGACTCCCAGGTATGCTCTTCAGGCTTTGTAATTCGTGTAGAGCCATTTATATTGCCATGATCTTGAGAGTACAAAGCGCCAGAATTTACACCGCTAACTCGGTTAATTAACTTGTACCAAGTATCAGCCTCAAGCAAGTGATAAAGCCAAAGGCCTTTCTTTTGGTCATCACCAAATGGCTGACAAAGACGCTGATTGCTAAACTTAACACCTGCCTTTGTCATTAGGTCATATACCTGATTGTAACAAAGGTCTTTTCTTTGTGAGTGAAATAGCCAAATATCCTCTGTGCGCCAATCGTAAATTGGATACACGTTATAAACATTTTTAGCTATTTTTGTTGTCCACTTGCGACCATTCATCATCATTCCTTTTTTCTCAGAAACGATGGCGCGATAACGATGCAAGCTCTCATCTGAACGAATACCGATAAATGCACCACAAGTTTTTCCTTGCGAATACCATTTACCAAAAATAACCATTAGCTCTTCAAATTCCATTTTAGGTATATAAAAATCATACTGAGATAAGTCAGAAGCTAATCCAGGCTTTTGACGAACCCAAATATCTTTTTTATCTTCATCCCAACAAACCCATTTTGGCTCATAATCACTAACCGCATTACGCAATAACAATTCACCACAAAACCAGTGCAAATCAATACAATCTGAATACTTCTCAACCATTTCCTGTATATGGTCAATTGTTGCAGTGTATTGAGCCTCAAGGTCAATTATTAAAAGGCCTACTTTGCGGCCTCTTTTACGGGCTTCCTCTAAGACCAAATGAGTCATTACAGTGGAATCTTTACCACCTGAAAACGAGATATAAAGACGATCAAAGCTATCAAATGACTCAGCTATTCTTTCTTGAGCTGCACTTAAAACGCTTTTGTCGATGTAAACTTTCTTGCTCATTAGTAAATCTCCACTTGTCTGCCTAAGCTCAAAGCTTCATCCATATCAACAGAGCTTCTATCATTCATTACAAGCCAATCGTTAAGAGCATCCAAGGCAATCAAATTAGCCTCTTCTTTTTGCTCATCCGTAAGAAGATTAAACCCACTACAATATTTAGAAGGAATGCCAGTTGCTTGACACATAGCAGCTTGACCAAGCCACGCGATGCGATTCATAGCGAAGTTAGTTAAATAGTGTTCACATGAAAATTGCCATTCATTAATTACACGATCTAAAGCTGCTTTAAATCTGCCCGAGTCAGATAAAAAATCTCTATAAGCTTCCTGGCATTCTTGAGCCGTCATGCCTTCAAAATTTGAAGCGTAGAAACCCGCCTTATGACACTCCCACTTTTCGTAAGTATGGAAAATTCTATCTCCCTTTCCTTCATTCGGAATTCTCACTGAAGAAATATTATCTTCTGTTATCTCATCAGTAATATCTTCCCACTCTGAATTATCTTCAGAAGCTACCCAAGCCTTACTAAAGTCTTTATCACTAAATAAGTCTTCAAGGCCTGATATTTGGCATAAGCGCAATACCTCTTCCTCATCCATGCCAAGCTCTTTAGAGATTCTAGCATTGCGCCAGTTTCTATTTTTAAGCTCAATAACAATCTCTGTCATCGCGTTTACTTGGTGCTTACCACGCGCCCTATTGTGTCGAATCGTTGAGGCAATACGGTCTTTTTTATCAGTATTCTCATTTCTGATAGTTACAACAGGAAGGTAGCCATGAACACGCTTATTAACATCTTCAAACTCTCGGCAAACCCGCGAACGGTGAAATCCATCAATAACCTCACGACCTTCATCAACCTTCCAAGTCACCACTGGCTGCGTATACCCGTCATGCTGAATTGAGTGGCGCAATAACTCCATCTCAGGTGGTGCGACCTTGTTCGGGTTATAGTCATTAGAGTGAACGTCATCAATTTTAACCCATCGAACCAAATCAACTGGCTCATGATTAAATGGCGATAACTCGTGAATTTCTTCACGTAGAGAATTAATAAACCAAACCAAATTATCAAGATTAAGCTCTTTGGCACTTTTTAAATGCTTTTTCATAACTCTTAATAAAACATCAGCAGAAATATCATTAACCATATCTTCTGTTGACTGCTCATTACCAAAAATATCTACTTGCTTTTCCAATTTTGCGCCCTCCTTTTGTTAAAACGCCAACTAAATATACGACAATATGTCTCATAATCAAGCGTAAATAAGAAAATATTTAATTTTGATTTATTTACATTTATTAGCTTGCTATATCTCATCCTATAACATAAGATACTCACATCAACTGAGGAAATGACATGAACGCAGACAACTTACTTTCAATCGACTACGAAAAATTTTCAGCTCTTATGCTTAATGAGTTAAGTGATAATGAAATAAAAGAAATGGGCGTATCAAGCAGCTTTGACACTCCTACAGTTTTTGACATTCCAGTAATGGAATTCTTAATGACTCAGTTAGAAGGCGGAAAGATCATGAATCGTGATGCGGTTATCAATTTTCTAGAAAATCAGATTTTATTAGCAGCTCAAGCGGTTGCTGAAAACATTAATTCTTAACTAAACCAAAGAGGGATAACCGATGAGTAAGAAAAAACCAGACTTAGACGTAA